AAAACCAAAATGCACTTTGGTCAAGGTGAGGAGACTTGAATTGCTTTCCCGTATCGTCATCAGGGAGAGCTTTATAATATCAAATACCGCACGGCAGATAAGAAATTCCGTCAGGAGAAAGATGCCCGTAAACAATTCTATATGTCAGAGACCCTTGAGCTACTAGAGCAAGAGACTTTGATTGTTGTGGAGGGTGAGCTTGATGTGCTTTCCCTTTACGAGTGCGGTTATGAAAACGTCATCAGCTTGCCAGATGGCGCACCTAGCAAAGCCGAATACCGAGAGCAAGATAAACGCTTTGAGATTTTGGCTAACTTAGAGGGTCATAAGGCAACCAAGATTATCTTGGCAGTTGATATGGATGATGCGGGTCAGGCTTTAGCGGATGAGCTACAGCATAGGTTCGGCAAGGATATATGTTGGCGGGTTCAATGGCCTGACATGAATGATGTGACCTGTAAGGATGCCAATGAGACTTTGGTCACACATGGCAAGGATGTGGTCAGGGAGTGCATAGAGAGCGCAAAGCCAAATCCGATTGATGGCGTATTTAAGCCGCAGGAGTACCTTGGCGGTGTTCTTGACCTCTATTATGGCAGAACAGCCAAACCTCTCTCTACGGGCTTCTATGAGCTAGATAAGATATATAAAATCATGCCAGCTACGTTTCATCTTGTGACGGGAGTTCCAAATCATGGGAAATCAAATTTTTTAGACCAGATTATTATGAACATGGCGGAGCTTCATGGTTGGCGTTTTGGTGTGTTCAGTCCAGAGCATTCAACCCAACAACACTTACGGCGGCTTGTTGAAAAGCGCATCAGGAAACCATTTGAGCATGGGCCGACTAGTAGGATGAGCGAATCAGAGGTCAGGCAGGGCATTGATTATCTGGATGAGCATTTTCATTTTATTGAAAGCGGTGAAGAAGTCCCAACGATTGATTACATCTTAGAAAGAGCCAAGCAGATTAATTTGCGTCATGGGCTGGATGGTCTGGTCATTGACCCATTCAATAAGATTGATGCATCACGGGAGGGCGGCAAGCGTGAGGATGAACACATCAGAGACCTCATAGCGAAGTGTCAGAAGTTTGCTCAGTATTATAACGTGACAGTTTGGATGGTGGCACATCCTCATAAGCTATATCGGACAGACGATGGCATTATCCCACCCCCAGACCTTTACCAAGTGGCGGGGTCAGCGCATTGGAACAACATGACAGACATCGGCATGGTCGTACATAGAGATTTTGAAACAAATGAAACCAGAGTCATTATGCGTAAGGTCAGAGAGCAAGACGTATATGGTCAGATAGGAGAGTGCTATTTCACTTATAACACCACCACTAGATGCTACGAAGAGCTTGAGAATAGTGCTTAGAGGTGCTATAAAAACAGGACTGTTCGTTAGAGGCTGGCCCTTTGTGGGTCAGTCTCAACAGGCACAGAATGATAAAGCTTTTTGAATATCTTTGCCCTGAGCTTCACAGGCACATAATGTTTATCATCAGGGTCACACCATCAATTATAATTATCACATCATTGCTTTTTATATTTCTGTTGCAATTAAAGATTATTGAAATTGGTGGGTATTGATGGGCAAGCGTAGTGACTTCAAAAGAAACCCACGGGACTATTACCCAACACCCATTGAGGCGGTCATTCCTCTCATACCCCACTTGCCGAGTGTCGGACTATTCGCAGAGCCATGTGCAGGTGATGGCAGACTGATTAGTCACATCGAAAAGCTCACGGGTCTCAACGCCTACTGGATGACAGACATCGAGCCAAGGAATGAACACATCGGGGAAGGTGACGCAACCGCAGACCAGATAGTCGGGTGTTCCTTATGTATTACCAACCCACCTTGGGGCAGACACATCTTGCACCCCATCATCGAGAACCTATCAGCGCAGATACCCACATGGTTACTCATAGACGCAGACTGGTCACATACTAAGCAAGCCAGACCATATCTCACCAGATGCTCCCACATTGTCGCCATAGGCCGTGTCAAATGGATTGAAGGCTCAAAGCATACAGGTAAGGATAACGCCTGTTGGTATCGGTTCACACCACAGGTGACAGATACAATATTCATCAACGCTTGATGATTGTCCCGAATTGTATTAATTAATTAGGACAGTGTAACCAAAAAGCATGGGTGTTTGAGATGGCTCAAAGAGTTAAGGCCGCAGTAAAGCAAGCAATTAAAGAAGAATATATCCAAGGCTCTGTTGATGATGAGGGCGTGAGACAGCAACCATCAATGAGAGATTTGTCCCGTAAGTATGATGTTGCGGTTAACAGCATTAGTCGATGGGCAAAGCATGAAGATTGGGTCAGAGAGCGTCAGCAGTTTCAGAACAGCCTCAACAAGAAGGTCAAGGCCAAGCGCATCGAGAAGATGGTGAGCAAGGCCACAAAGTTTGATGAGAATTGCCTGACAAACGCACAGGAGATGCTCAAGGACATCACACGGCGGCTCAGAGAGCATGAGAAGGCTCTTAATGGGGACAAAGATGCAAAAGAGCTATCCGTATATCATTTGCGTGAGTTGAGTCAGGTGGCTCTTAACAGCCAGAAGCTAGGCCGACTCGCATTAGGCGAAGCATCAGAAATTCACAAAGGGACGATTGATGTTGATGGAGACGAACACTTTAGACGAAGTGTTGAAAGACTACTCGCATTACAAAACGGACGAGCAGAGACTTTCAGCGAGGTTCATTAGTGAGTGGGGCGCAACAGCTAGAGAAAAACAGCTAACACCCAACGGGCCTTGGAACTTTTGGCTGATACTGGCGGGTCGTGGTTGGGGTAAGACTCGAACAGGCGCACAGGACATCATTCAATATGCGTTGCTCAACGAAAACGTAAACTGTGCAGTTGTCACCCCGACATTCGGAGACCTAAAGCGTGTAGCGTTTGGTGGTGTCTCTGGCATCATGTCACTCATACCAAGAGCCTGTCTTATGGAGGGGCGGGGTCAGGGCTTTAGCTCAAGCAACCAAGAGATACGCCTCAAGAATGGCTCAAAGATAATTGGCTTTAGCGCAACAGAACCCGATAGGTTGCGTGGGCCGCAGTTTCACAGAGCATGGTGTGACGAGCTTGCGGCGTGGAGATACCCAGAAACATTTGACCAATTACTCTTTGGTTTACGTCTAGGGGACAAGCCTCAGTGTGTCATCACAACCACACCCAAACCGACTGAAATAATCCGTAACATTATGGGTCGTAAGGATGTGCATATCACGACAGGAAGCACGTTCGATAATTCGGAGAACCTTGCGCCATCAGCATTGGCGGCTTTAGAAGAGAGATATGGCGGCACTACGCTTGGGCGGCAAGAATTATATGCGGAAATTGTTGAGGACATCGAGGGGGCGTTGTGGAGTCGTGAGGAGCTAGAGCGTACACGCATCCCAGAGGGACACATGCCAGAGATGAAAAGGGTTGTGGTTGGCATTGACCCAGCGGTGACCAACAACGAACACAGTGACGAAACAGGCATTATTGTTGCGGGTCGTGGCATTGATGACAGGTTTTACATCATTGATGACGTATCACATAAGAACAGCCCAGATGGATGGATGCGTGAGGCTGTCAGGGCGTATTACAAGCATCAGGCAGATAGAGTTGTGGTCGAGGTCAACAACGGAGGCGACTTGGTGCAGAACCTATTGAACACGATTGATAAGGCTGTCCCATTACGCTCAGTCAGGGCTACGAGAGGCAAGATGGTACGAGCAGAACCTATCGCCGCCCTGTATGAACAAAAAAAGGTGTCACATTGTGGAATATTTGCTAAGTTAGAAGAACAGATGTGTTTTTATACTGGCGATGGAAAGTCACCAGACAGATTGGATGCTCTAGTGTGGGCATTAACAGAGTTAAGCCGTTCAGATGGACAGGCACAGTGGAGAATTAGCTAATGCCGACATTCAGACAGCGACTAGCCAGCTTTATCAGCCCGCCCAGCCTTGAGCGTAAAGAGTTCCCTATGGTCATGTATCAAGGCGTGACAGCATATAACCAAAGCAAATACACCTATCAACGCCTGTCCCAAGAGGGCTATCAACAGAATGCGATTGTCTACAGGTGTATCAATGAGATTGCCAACGGAGCAAGTGCGGTAAAGTTTCAGGTGTTCGATGGCGATACACAGATTGAAAACCACCCGCTTGAGATGTTGCTCAACAGACCAAACGCACAGATGGCAGGGTCAGAGTATTTCCAATCACTGTATTCCTATTTATTGCTTGATGGCAACTCATACGCATTACGCTCCGATGTGAATGGGCGGCCTAGTGAATTGCATATCCTACGCCCAGACCGCATGACAATCACGCCAAGCAAGACCCAGATACCAAAGAATTATCAATACAAGATAAATGGGCAGGTAGCGGCTCAGTATGATGTAGACCAAGAGACAGGTGCATCAGAGGTTAAGCATCTAAAGTTGTGGAATCCATTAGATGATTATTATGGGCTGTCTCCAATTAGTGCGGCGGCAGTGGATATTGACCAGCACAACTTGGCGGCACGGCACAATGTCAATCTCCTCAATAACGGAGCTAGACCATCAGGGGCAATCGTATTCAAACCTAAAGATGATGCAGGTATGCCTGTTCAGTTATCAGAGTCACAAAGGCAACAACTCCATACAGACCTCAATGCGAGGTTTAGCGGCCCAGACAATTCAGGCCGTGCAATGTTGCTTGAGGGTGACTTTGATTGGAAAGAGATGGGTTTGACACCAAAAGACATGGATTTCCTTGAATTGAAGAACATGAGCGCAAGGGATATAGCGTTGTGCTTTGGTGTCCCTAGTCAGTTGGTTGGTGTCCCAGATGCTCAAACATACGCCAATGTCCAAGAGGCGAGGCTTGCGCTGTATGAGGATACAATCGTGCCATTGATGATGCGGATGCAGAGCGACTTAAACGAATGGCTTGCTCCATCTTATGGTGAGAATATCCAAATCAGATACGACATTGACTCTATTCCAGCGATGGCAGAGCGCAGACGCAGAATATACGACAACGTGATTAATGCAGTGCGTGAGGGTATCATCAGCAGAAACGAAGCCAGACAGCGTTTAGGGCTGGATGATATTACAGGCGGTGATGATGTTTATATTGCGGCTAATTTATTCCCATTAGGCGCACCTAACACGGAGGATGCAGATGACGAAGATGCAAAAGATATTTATGGCGGTAAAAGCGAAGTTGAGCGAGATGTATTCACTACTGAAGGCGAAGCTGAAGAACGTGCTGAACAGATAGGGTGCAGTGGGACACACGCCCATGAGACTGAAAACGGCACTGTTTATATGCCTTGTTCAAGTCATGCCGATTACACACGGCTTACAGGAGATGACTTAGAGACACCGAAGGCAGAAGAAGACATTGACACAAAGCCAACAGAGGCGATGTCAAACGCCGCCAGACGAGGGCTTGAGATGCGCCGAGAGTTTGGAAGGGGTGGCACAGCCGTTGGTGTGGCGAGGGCAAACCAGTTGGTGAGGCGTGAGAACCTGTCACCATCCACTGTGAGGCGTATGCATAGCTTTTTCAGCCGCCATGAGGTTGATAAACAGGCCGAGGGCTTCCGTGAAGGTGAGGATGGCTATCCAAGTGCAGGAAAGATTGCCAATTTGCTTTGGGGTGGCGATTCAGGTCAAGCATGGGCAAGGCGTAAGGTTGAACAATTAAACCGAGAGCGTGACAAAAACTTTTCAGTCGATGCGTTAGTTGATGGTGTGTTTGAGAGCAAAGCAGAGGTTTCAGCAAAGATTAAGAAGGCTCTGGCAAACAAGGTTAAAGACCACAATGACGAACACGGAGACAAGAAGGGCAAGCGAGTGACCCAGAGAATGCTTGAGGCGGTGTTCCGTAGGGGTGTTGGAGCGTATAATACAAACCCGCAAAGCGTTAGGCCATCGGTAACAAGTAGTGACCAGTGGGCATTAGCTAGAGTCAATGTTTTCTTAGCGGCAGTTAGAACAGGCAGATACAAGTCTGGCAAGTTTGATAGAGACCTATTGCCAGAAGGCCACCCTTTAAAAAGCGATAAGAAAAAATGACCATTGATGCGAAATATGGCATCCAGATTCACGAGGGGATGATTGCCAGACACCGCCCAGCGTTCAAGTTTGGCTATAATGCGGCAGTAGGAACAGACGAGGAGACAGTCTGGTCACAGGGCGGCACATATTCTTATCTGTCATCAGCCAGTGTCCTGAAGGTCTCAAGCAGTAATGACAGCGACACATCAACGCTTACGATTGAGGGGCTTGATGCAAATTATGACGAAATATCCGAGAGCGTAACGATTACAGGTCAAACCGCAGTCAATACGACAAACAGTTTTTTGCGGGTCAATCGGATGTTTGTAACCGCAGACGAACCAACAGGTGACATCTATGCAGGGACAGGGACAGTGTCGTCAGGTGTTCCAGCAAATAAATATGGCAAAATAGATGCAGGTGAAAATCAAACCTTGCAGAGTGTTTATTCAGTCCCCAGAAATCATACGGCTTATATTTTTAATATAACAGTATCATCAGGCACAACGGCGGCAAATAAATTCGCAACAGCCAGATTTGTTTTGCGGGAGTTTGGTGGTGTATTTCGGACGCAGACTGTGACGACATTGCACAATAATTTTGCTCAATATGTGTTGGGTGTCCCGATTGCGATGCCAGCTAAGTCAGATATTGAGATGAGGGCGTTGGTTAGTTCAGGGTCGGATGCAATTTCTGGCACATTCAGCTATGTCATAGTCAAAGATGAAAACAGCTA